GAAATAGTGGCTTTAGCTATTACTTTAATTGCAGCTTTAGCTTTAGGATTGATTGAAGCACTACCACAAATAGGTGACACAGCTATCACTATTATTGATGGTATCAAACAAGGTATCATTGATAATCAAGATAGGATAAAAGAATCGGCTGATAAGATTGTGGAAGCCTTGAAGAAGTCATTCGAGGACAATCCAGCTGGTTGGTTAGCAATTGGAGCTTTAATTGTTGGTAAAATAGCACTTGGAATAGCGACATCCGCTATAACTGGTCTTATTCCAGCTGGTATCAAAATGGTTGGTACATTAGCGGCTGGAGTGATTACCGCTAAAGGTATACTGATTGCGGGAGCAATAGCACTTGTAGCTGGGTTCATATATGGTATCGTCCAACATTGGGATGAGCTAAAAGAAATAGGTAGAGAGATACTCAATAAACTTTGGGAAGGACTTCAAAGTATATGGGATTCTGTCGCTGAATGGTATCAATCGAACATGGATAAGTTTACTGAATGGGCTGGAAGTATCGACCTATATGACATCGGTTCCAACATATTTTCTGGTTTATGGGAAGGTATGAAAAGCATGTGGACGAGCGTGTCAAGCTGGTTCAGTGGTAAAATGGAAGATTTAAAAGAAAAGGCACAAAGCATTCTGTCAATATTCTCACCATCAAGATTCTTTAGATGGTTAGGAGAAATGATGTTCAAAGGTTTAGGTGTCGGAATGGAAAAAGAAGCACCTAAATCTGATAAGATTATGTCGGATGAATTAGAAGACATGAAACGCCATGCCGAAAAACTAGCACAACTTGAAGTAGATTCAATGAATATGCCTACAATAAGTGGAGCCAACGCTGATACGTCTGGATATACATTCGGACAAGCTGAGCAGATTGCACAATCAAATCGTTTATTCTTATTATTAGAAGAAGTGGTTAATAGTTTAGATACTTTAGTCAGAAAAGACGATGGTGTCTATATGGATAGTCGAGAAGTATCAAAACAAATCGACCGACCATTAGAAGAATACCGTAGAGTGAAAGAAACAGTAAACAACAGATTTAAGGGGGCGTATTAATGATATTAAAAGCAACATATGGGGGTTATGATTTAACTCGACATTGTGTAATCAGAGCGGTTAAACCGCATTTAACAGCCCCCGTTAGAAATAACTTCTTATCAAATGAAAATCTAAATGGAGCGCAATATCGAAATAGACGATATTGGCAAATTTCTTTAGATATTGAAATAACGATAAAAAATGATGTGATGTGGCACAGGGATAAGCTCAACGAGATTCTATTTGCTCGTGAGCCTAAGCCCTTAATCATATCAGACCAACCAGACAGATATTTATCATGTTTGCCAGAAGGTCAAGTTAAGTTTTCTAGTCGGTTCCATGTTGCAGACGCAACGATAACATTTATTAGCCCTAACTCATATTGGAGTAGCACACAAGGTGTAGCAAGACACACCTTTAATAACGGAGCGTTGATTATTGAAAACAAGGGAACACACCCTATCAAACCGTCATTTGATATTGTATTTCCGGGCGATTGTGGCTATTTATCAGTCGTTGCTCCAAACGGGTTTATCACTTTAGGTAATCCATTCCAAGAAGATACAGTGAACGTGCCAAGAAGTGAATATGCGATGAACGAAGAAATGCACGAAGTTAAAACGTGGCAACGATTAACCAATGGGCAAACGTGGATTCCAGATTATAAGAAAATGTCTAGTTTAGGTACTGCCAAACACGACCAGTGGGGAATGCAATTAGATACATCCACATTATCAGGTGACGGCAGATGGAACGGACACGCCTATGTACGTGGGTTCGACACTGGAACGATTGAAAAGTATGCGAATGACTTTAATCTAAAAAGTAGGGTAGACATATCTAATACGGGCGACCGTAGAGGAACGATGTCTATGCTAATTGTTGTAATGGACGATGACAATGTGCCATTGATGACAACGTCTATATATGACGCTTGGACAGATAAAAACGAATTAATGGTAACATTTAAAATACCAGATACAAGACCAGGTAAAAATAAAGAATCTGTCATTCTTCGTGGTCATAGAATACCTAACTTAAATGGATATATAAGTATGGAGAAGGTTGGTAGTTCGCTATATTGGACAATTCACAACGACAAAACGCAAAGCACTGTAACTGGAGCCAAGTTATCTATTAATCAAAAGGTCCACATTAAGAAAAGTGCAACACACGCAGAAACAGGACACCCTATCTTAGCTGGTTATCACGATTTGACTTACACTATCGGTGCTGTGAAAACTGGCTCAGATGGAAGTAAGGCGTATCGTTTAGATAATGGTGGCTGGCCTATTTATTGGATATATGAACGTGATATTGTTGAATCAACTAAGACTGTTACGTCATCATCGCCACAAACTATTAGATTTAATCACTATTCGTCATTTGTTGGACAACGTAAAGCTTCAAAAGTGTTTGTCTATCAAGGCAAATGGGGTGTGGGTCCGACATATAATCAATTCAGCTTGAACTCAGTTGTAGTTCAACGTCGTTATGCAAAAACTAATATTGATGTTGAAAATACATTTATGATGGGAGACCACTTGCATATTAATAATGAAACAAACGAAATCTTATTAAATGGAGCGGACTTTACAGGTGAGATGGACGTAGACAACAGATTCTTCGAGGTGGATGGTGGAAGGACAGCAGTTATGCTCCAACCGTCAACGTGGGCAACAATGCCCGTAGCGACAGCAGATTATGAAAGTAGGTGGTTCTAATTGTTACATGTATATGATAATAACTATCAGCGAGTTGGAATATTAGACCCAGATTCGACTGAGGGTTTAACATACTATGACGACAAACTAACCACCAGTATTGCTAATGGTCTGTATTCGTTGGAGCTAAAAGTACCAAAGAACACACCTAAGAACAGTGTCATTCGTGTAGGGAATATGATTGAAGAACGAACTATGCATGGTAAACAACTGTTATTGACAATTTCAAACATTGTCGAAAATAAACAAGATAAAACAGTATTCGCGGAGGACGCTTCAATAAACCTATTAAATGGGTATGTGGATGCCATTAAGCCACCGACTGCCCCAGAAGATATATCCTATTATGCAAATCACATTGTCGAGAATACAGGGTGGAAAATTGGTATCGTGGAACTTCAAAATAGTGAGAAGTTAGAATTTTCACAACCACAACGACGATTAGAACGATTGAGAAATTTAGCTGAATCGTTTGGTGCAGAATTAGATTTTGAAACTAATTTTATTCCGGGTTCACCACCAACTATGACCGTTCATTTTCTAAAAAGACGTGTTGAAGATGATGATGGGTTCAGAATATCAAGTGATGATTTACTACTAAATGTGGAGCGGACGATTGACCTTTACAATGTCGTATCTAAATTGATTGTGCGTGGTAAACAATACAGTCGAGAAGTTGAAACTAACAAAGATTCTGTTTCAACACCAGTTGTCAAAGAACCACCTAAAGATACATTCGCTGAGAAAGCAATCGCACGAGCCTTTGAAATTAAAGCATTGGGTCGACGTTATCAGTGGGGTGGAAACGGAAACCCATCATGGGACTGTTCTGGGTTTATGCAAGAATGTTTTAAATCGGCTGGCAAAACTATTGACCACCGTTGGACAACATACACTATTTGGGGTCAAAAAAACGGACACTTCAAACGAATATCTAGGTCAGAACTTAAACGTGGAGATATGATTCTTTATGATACTGGGTACACTTATCCGGGCGACACTAACCACGTTGGTTTATATTTAGGTCCAACATTGGATAGCCCTAATTCGGTTATCCACGCTGGAGACCCAGTTGGTATTACTCAAAAAGCAAACAGTATGAAAATAATAGGTTATGCAAGGGTGGTGAGATAATGACAACAAGTTCATATTTAAACAGTATTAAATCTGGAGCCATCGAAGGTTGGCACACGCACAAAATAGCACCGTCAATCACTGGAGCTCAAGCGGCTCTGGAATCTGGTTGGGGAACGTCGTCATTAGCGAAACCACCTTATAATAACAACTTTGGTATTAAAGCTAGTGCTGAATGGACTGGAAGAACAGTAACTATGCCCACTCGTGAGTGGCTTAACGGTAAATATGTGACTGTAAATGCTTCATTCAGGGCATATGATTCAATCGCTGATAGCGTTCGTGACCATGCCGCTTTTTTCACCAATACAGAGTGGCGAGAAGAAAACTATAAACACGTTGTAGGCGAAAGAGATTATAAAAAGGCCGCAAGAGAATTACAAAAGGCTGGTTATGCAACCGACCCTAGTTATGCCACGAAACTAATCAATATCATTGAGCAGTATCAACTTTTTAAATGGGATACAGAAGCTTATAGTGGAGTTAGTCAACCGACTGAATCTACACGACCAACAATCAATCCTCAACCACAATCTAAAGTGGTCGGAAAGGACTTATCAAATGCTGGTAGAGCGTACGTTAAAACAGCTTCTATTTCAGTTATTGGGGATAGTTTGGGAGTTGGAACGAAACCTTATTTAGAACAATTAATACCTAAATCAAATTATGATGTTGTAGGAAGTAGACAAATAACTCACACACAAGCGAGTTTAAATGCAACTACCGCCTTGAGAAACATGCTCAATGCTGGCACACTTAAAAATACAGTAATCGTCATCATTGGTACTAATCGGGGTGTTACACAAAGTGAAGTTGAAAGTTTTGCAAGTATTGCTGGAACCTCACGAAAAATATTATTCGTGGACACAGCTTCACAAGTAAATCATGCTCCAGAAGTATCGAGAGTATATAAAAACGTGGCTTCGATAAGAAGTAATGTGTTTTATGTGAATTGGCGAGATTATGCGTTAGGTTCACGTGAAGCGTGGTATTATGCAGACGGGGCTGGTGGAACGTATATCCACATGAACCCAACGGGTTATAGACGACACGCAGAGTATATAGCTCAAGCTATTTATGAAGCGGATAATTCGTCATTCTCACAGCCCGGTGATGTTGCAATCGACACAGAAACTTATTATGCACACATTGGTAATTTAGAATTGGGTCCAGATGGTATCATTGAGTATGAAGCAACTTCGGCTGATGGTGAAAAGAAAACATTCACAAAAGACTTAGGGGTTAAAGGCTTTTATAGTCCTAAAGGCGACATGGCTATTTATAACCCAGAAGCCAATGAAAAGTGGAACAACAAACACGATGATGAATTTAATGCTAATTGGATAGAAGCGTACTTTGAAGAATCAGAAATTGGTTTAGACGTTACGTTGATGGAGCGTGCTGTTCGATATTTAGATGAACACAGAGAGCCTTCGGCTCAGTACAGAATACAATTAGCGGATATTCCACAAAC